AGGAAATCGCAAGTGAGTTGGCAGGTAAATTGGGTGTTCGTCGTATGACTGATTTTGTTGGTCGCAAAGCATGGGCAGGCATTTGGCAGCAAGCAGCAGAACAAGCAGCAAAGGAGATGACAGTATGATTTCTTCACAGAAACGTCGGTATATCGAGTTTACAACGCACTTCAAAGGCAGACCGTTTAGTCGTGATGGTTTGTTCAACGAGTTCCATATGAAAAAGCACTCAGGAGCGACAACCATCATCAAATCTTTAATCAACTATGGCTTAGTGTATCAAGGCAAAGATGGTCTTTATCACGTATCTGATGATTGTGAAAAAATGCTAAGGGATGGAAAGTTTCGTTCTCATGATACTTCAGCGAGTTCAAATGGGATTGTTGTTGAGACAGCTTTGTCCGCTTTAGTTCGACAGTTTGATGCATTATTGGTAGGGGTAAGAGCATGAGCATATCACTTGTATTGCCATTTCCACCAAGTGTTAATGCATGTTGGCGTAATGTGAATGGCAAAACGCTAATTAGCGAGAAAGGCCGTAAATTTCGTGGCAGTGCGATTGTCGCCATTTATGAGCAATTAAGGCGTAAACCGATAGCGATAACAGAGCCCGTTACAGTAAAAGTAAAAATGTACCCGCCAACAAACCACAAGCGGGACATAGATAACTATTTAAAAGCACCATTCGACGCATTAACTCATGCCAACATTTGGAAGGATGACGACCAAGTTAAGCGAGTTGAAATGGAATGGTGTGAAGTAGTCAAGGGGGGGCGCTTTGAAATAACAATCAGTATGCATGAAAGCGCAAGTACGGTTGCGTAAATGTGGGGGAATAGAATGAGTTACCAATGGATATTAACACCAATACTGGTACCAGAAATCGGAGCCATAATATTTAAGCCTGGTGCACATATGCATACATTCAACGGCAGAATGCTACTGATGACTTTGCCACAAGAGCTAAAGCACAAAGCATCGGGCCTTATCACTCTTTCTGACCAATACCTCAGCGACATAGCGAGTGGTGAGCGGGTATCAAAATCTGTGTTAAATTTAACCGTCGATCCCGAACCACCAGCTAGCTTGATGTTGAAGCCTAAATTACAGCGCTGGATTAATGATAAATACCTGCAGTGGGTTAAATCACAGCCATGTTGTGTTTGTAACTCTATCGCGCACGATGCACATCACCTAATCGGTTATAGTCAGGGTGGAATGGGCACTAAGGCTCATGATTTGTTCACTATCCCATTATGTCGCATTCACCACAGCGAGTTGCATAAGGATCCAAACGGATGGGAAAGGGAGCACGGTAGCCAATTAATTTTTTTAATTCGATTCCTAGACCGTTCAGCGGCACTAGGTGTTTTCGGTTAATGCGTTGTGCGGAACGCAGGAGACTTTTTGCATGAGAGATATTCAGTTGGTTTTAGAGCGCTGGGGTGGCTGGGCTGCCGAAGGTAAAAGTCGTGTTGGTTATTCACCAATTGCAGCAGGGTTTAAAGGATTGCTCCCTAACATTAACGGTGAGCGGCTTTCTTGTTGTGATGATGATGGAATACTTATCGACTCAGCTGTTGGGCAGTTAATTAAAGCCGGTAAAAAAGATGAATATGACCTGATAGAAAAACACTACATTAAAGACATATCAAAATCAGCAATAGCAAGGGAAATGAAGTGCTCAGAAGGCAAGATTAGACAAAAGCTCATGATTGCTGAAACCTTTATTGATGCCTGTTTAATTATGGCTGGCGCAGTCTTAGAAATGGATGAATGGGCAAATAAAACAGTAATTGATAGCTAAATGCTTTTCGTTACGAATTTTGGGTGCTAATGTGATAAGAGTGAATACGTTGTAACCGAACTTATAGAATGAAACCTCGCAATACGGGGTTTTTGATTGCCTCATTATTTAGTCTTTATTAATATTAGCCTCCTAAATTAAATAGATATCTGATGTTTATATTTAATGGAGGATAATTAAATGAGTAAATCATTTTCAGTATTACTGGCTATCTCGATTATGGTTATATCGAGCAGTACTTTTGCAGCGGAAAGAAGCCTAACTAAGGATGAAGAGGTTAAGGTTACTAACTTAATAAAAAACCACCTGAAATTACCAGCATCTGCAAAGTTTAAACTCGGTAAAATGATTGCTAATCCGTTTGATGCATACTGTGGTTCAGTCGCTAAATCAAATAAAGAATCAATCCCTTTCATCACATCAATGCCTGAGCCTATAGGTAACATTGACTTACGACGAGTTGTTCTGGTTGGTGATAATGAATATAAGTATCGCAGTGTTATTGAGCAATGTGCAGAGTATGGGTACAAATTGAATTAATACTACTTGGTGAGTCCTGAAAAGAATGCCTACCCGAAGTGGAAATGTTCCATAGCCCCCTTAATCGTGATTGTGCTATAGACCCGTCAGTAATGTCGGGTTTTTTGCTTTTGATATGTACAATTCTTTACTATGCGTAAAATGTTGCTACCTTTATATAACAACCAAGTAGTAAACAATTGTTAGTCATAAAGGGATTGTATTTATGGGGATCTTTAATGTATTACAGGTAGCGGTAGCTGCACTGGTATTAGTTCTTCTATTTGTCGCTATTCCACACTGGATAAGGTGAATATTCTACAATTAGAGCTAGTTGGCTACATTAGATGTATACATTATCTTTATGTGGATATTTGATGCTGCTTTAGTTACAATTTACCTTATGGAACCTTGTTTATGAGTCGGGATTTGTGAAAGCAGTTAATCGTTTTTTAGATTTTATGGTTGGAATGCAATATTTAGTGGTGATTTTTGTCGTTTCATTGCTGGTCTTGTTTGTGGAAAACTTGGCATAACATTAACCTCGAATAATATTTTCATATAGATGAATAGTACCCCATACACGGTGTCACCAGTGCAGGGTGATTAAATTGCATATTTTTTAAGAGGTCGCCTAGTGCGGCTTTTTGTTTTCTGAGGCCCAATAATGCAAATATTTGCTGAATTAGTTGTTCAGACCTGCTAGTGAATTACCAACCGAAGATTTAGTTGCTAGAGAAGTCATTGTACTTAACCCGTGTGAGGCTTGCATATAGGCTACATTCAGGTCGATGAAGAGGATTGTTTTACCAGAACTTACTATGCGCCTACTGAGATAATGTGTCCTCATAGTTTCTATGTTACGTGGTCACGTTTACCAGATGGTATCGCACTGGGTAACAAGTTCGATGATAAACAATACATGAATCGGTATTGTTGCGTGTGCTTTATGCTATTATTTAAAATAAAATTTGCTATCTTAGAGTTTATGTGGCTTAATCAGCTCATCGGTTTGGAAGTACAGGCCTATTTATGCTAGTAAGTTTAAAGATTTTCACCATTTAGCGTTATCTCAGATACCTCTTCATTGCGAATTCCTTCTAATTAATTCCCATAAGTAAAAATAAAAAACAAACCTCATTTATGCCTTATGGCAATCAAAAAAATTAAAGGAAATTCTATGTCTAATACAATGACTGGTTCAGTAAAATGGTTTAACGATAATAAAGGTTTCGGATTTATCACTCCAGCAGATGGCAGTAAAGATGTCTTTGTTCATTTTTCTGCGATTCAGAGCGATAGCTTCAAATCTTTAATTGAAGGACAACAAGTTTCATTCACAATTGAGAATGGAATGAAAGGTCCTGCTGCTGGCAACGTGGTGGCGCTTTAAAAACATTATAAAAATCTATCTCTATTTTAAATGCCCTTGCTGTAGCGGCTCCCAATATAGAACTTCACAGTTTGATATATCGGTCAGCAATCCACATGGTGCAAAATGTATTTTTTGCAAAAGTGTGATGAAAGCACAGGCATGTTAATAGCCAATTAGGTTATTACTTAAAACCTCGCAATGCGGGGTTTTGTCATACTTGAAGCTAATGGAACGTATTTGTTCTGTATTGTGTGTTATGATGGGATTCGCATATACCTCATTGCAATAATAGCAGATCTTGCACCCGCTAGATTTTATCTAAAAAATAGATGCGGTATCCAAAGGAAGTTATTTCCTAAGGGATCACCTATGAACCTACCTACACTTTTTCAGCGAATTTTATCGTTTGCACAAAATGCCTTAACCATTACAGGCTTGCTTTTGGTGACAGTTGCATTGGTTTACTGGATGTAAATTTATTCAGTCATTGTCTTAATTGGACGAGTAATTAATCTCAGCAAAATTAAATTTCGAGCTCAGATGCTTAGATTGCAGTTCATGCTAGTTACTAATCCTTTGTAAAATGTAATGGAGACATATGAATTATTATATTCAGACGATAATGAAGCTACGGGAAGATTACAAAATACATAAAGTTGGATGTAAAAGTATGCCTATGGCTTTGAATAGACTTTACCTTGGTAACTTTATTAATGTTATACAAGCTATTCAGGCAGCTAAAAACTCAGGTTATACGATTGTGAAAACATGCCCGTGTTGCGTTAACAGTAGTGTAAGGCATTAAGTTACAAGCAAAAGACAAGTCGCCAAGTGCGGCTTTTTTATTTTCTGCAATGACAAAATAGTTTTGAGTGGAAGGGTTGTCGTTCCTGATATCCATCCGCAAAATTGGAAGTTGTCTTTTCATTATGGAGAAAGTCAAGGTTGATTGACTAAACCCTATGGCAATTACTCAAGGACCTGAGCTTGTCCATTACAGGGGTGTAGATTGAAATTTTTTATTCTCGTTGATTTTTTATTTATATTTAATGAACCGTCTTTTGTTATTATTCTTCAAGCATCTCAACACATTAAAAATAATAATTATACTAATAATAAACAATCGCCCTTTTCTCTACTATACTCATAATATCTATTCATAAGGCGTGTATGTATAATGATTGATCTATTTAAATTGACAAAGAAAAACTCTAGGCATATTTGTGTAGCGATATATGTTGGTATTATTGCGGGTATATTTTCCGCTTTAGTTAAATCCGGCTTTGAAGGCTTGATTCCACCGAGAACGCTAGAAACAACCCCTCCACCAGTAGTTTTATTAGAGAAACTAGGCATCAATATAGATACTATGACTTATCATTGGATGGGATATAGTATTAACTGGGGAGGAAATGGTGTTCATATATTATTTTCGATAGTTATAGCAGTTATATATTGTGTTATCGCTGAATACTTACCTAAGGTGAAATTATTACACGGTATATGTTTTGGTATCGGTGTTTCTGTTTTTGCTCATGGTTTAGTTGTGCCATTATTAGGATTGTCTGGCTGGCTCTGGACTGCTGGTTACCAAGCACTGATATCTGAGTTTGTAGGTACAGCATTTTGGATTTGGTCCATCGAAGCAATTAGGCAAAACCTACGGTACTGCTTAACAAAAGAAAAGGACGCAGAATAGTTTATTTATAAAATAATGAGCCTAATAGATATAATGTTTAATTAAGCTATCAATTATAGAAGGGCCACGCAATGCGTGGCCTTTTTCGTATATAGCCGCCACAATTCAAACTAAATATGTTTAATTACTGCCATGATGTTGCGGTCAGCTACCTATTTAAGAGAGGTAGTTATGAGTCGAAACATCAAAAAAGCACGAATTCCCCGTATTTCTAAGGTAAAGGCTGACCGTGGTTTAGAAGAACGAGTAACAGCATTAGAAAAACAGCTCACTGACATGCAAGCGGCAATGAGCTGTAATGGGGATCATATGGGATTTATCTTGGAGCACATGACTAAAATGAACGATGCAGTTTCAGTTAAGCTTTAGTTTTCTGTGTTGATTTAACTATACTGACTGCTGAATCATACGCCCCAACTGTTGATAGGTCATGACCAGCACCAATTGCAGGAAGGGCTTCAAGCCTTAGTTGAAGCTGCTCAATGATATGATTAGAAGCGACTTTATCATTCCCTTCTTTTTTCGTTATCGTGTCTAAAATTTTGATAACTTCTTGTAAAATAACAAGGCTAGTAAGATCCCCCTTAAGAATTTTTTGGTCAGTATTAAGTGCTTCACCTAGAACTTTTTTAATATCGTATTCATCACCCATTGAATTTTCTCACACCGAAGTTAATTAGCCATCCCTTCGGTAAGTCACATAGGGCTGAATCTCTAACTTATCTCAAATACTGATTAAATCCATTAATCTAAATCTGGCTGCTATTGCTGGTGGCTTTCTATTAACTAAACATCGGAACACTCCGCAGGGGGTGGATATGCGTATGCACGAAAAATACTCAAGCCCCTTTTCTTATGCATTAGGAGTAATCACTACAGCGGCAGGGGCGTTATCACTAGACCAGTGGGCGGTACTCATCGGGATTATATGCACAGTCGCTACCTTCTTGGTGAATTGGTACTACAAACGGAAAGAATTCAAGTTAAGAGAGGCTAACAGTGGCAAAGATACCAAATAAAATAAAAACGGGCGCAGCTGGTGGCTTAATTGCATTGACTGTAAGCATGATTGCTTATTTTGAAGGCATGGGAACTAAGCCTTATAAAGATGTCGTGAATGTCACCACGGTTTGTTTTGGGCATACGGGCACTGACATTATCCCCTCCAAAACCTATACAGAATCAGAATGTTTAGCTTTGCTTGAAAAAGACCTCAGCAAAGTCAGAAAGGGCGTAGACCCTCTAATCAAAGTCGATATTGATGATAACACCCGAGCTGCTATTTATTCCTTTGCTTACAACGTGGGTACGGGTGCTTTTGCGCGATCTACGATGCTGAATAAACTGAATGCAGGTGATATCGCTGGTGCTTGCAATGAATTGAAACGCTGGACTTATGCGGGGGGTAAAGAGTGGAAAGGCCTGATAACACGCAGAGAGATAGAAAATGCAGTTTGCCTTGGAAAGTTCGGCTCAGCTTATTCTTATTCTTTATCGGATTCACCATCTACTTGGCAGCTGGCGTATATGTACTCCGAGACGATACCTGTAGTGTTGATAAGATAAGTCTAGAAAAACGTTGTCAAAAAGCTATTGAACACTACAAAGGTAGACAAGTTAACTTTTAATTATCTGTATGGTAATAACTATGAATACAGTAAGGGTATTGTTATTTATCGCTGCATGGGGCGCCATATGGGGAATGTGGAAACAACACGAGAAGATAGGCGAGTTAAATACCAGAAATGCCGAGTTGTTCATTGAGCTGACAGAGCAAGCTAAAATCAATGAAGATTACCAAGAACGCATCCAATCCCTTCATAAACTCGATACTAAACATATTCAGGAACTAGCAAATGCAAAGAGTGAAATTGATAATTTGCGCATTGCTGCTGAGCGCAATCCTGAGCGGGTGTACATCAGAGCCAGTTGTCCGAAAGGCGAAACCAATTCCACCTCCAGCTTGGATGATGGAGGTTCCGCCAGACCTACTGACACCGCTGTCAGAAATTATTGGTTACTCAGAAACCGAATTGCAGAATTAACACAAATGGTATTAGGCTTGCAAGGTTATGTTAGAGCAGAATGCTTGAGTTCAAATTAGCGAAAATGTGGCGATAGCTTACTTAGCGATTTTATCGCTGCAGTAACGACATCTTTATTCGGCTCGTTGCATAAATCGATAAGCCTATTTAAAGCGATATCGTAGTGAATTGTTGCCTTGTAATCACCGAGTGCTGATATTGCGGTTATTTTTACCTCATTGTTTGAGCCATTAGTTAGCTTAACGAGAATGTCTATTATACTAATTTGTTGTTGAGAATTCATTTTACTTATTCACTCGATGAAATTATTAAACGTAATACTTTAAAGTGTCTTTGTGCTACTTAAGTCAAATATATTAATGCGATTTGATCGATTTTTAAACACCAATTAAGTGGTAAGTGTTTTATCTTAGATGTATTTACTTAGTTAGTGACGTTCAATATATTATTAGGATAAACAAAATGAATAAGAAAGTGGGCCTTATTTTAACCCACTCTCATTAAAATTATTTTTTTGTATAAATAATTTTCTGTGTTTCGTTTGAACAATTACCAACAACAGCACCCTGCTGCGAGGCGGCTTCTTCATTTGAAACGACAGTAATGGTAAAGCTCTCTTCAGGCACACCATTATTAATGATTTTTTGGGTGATTTCTTCCACAACACTATCACATGAAGCGTTTGCAATCACTGGAGCAACCAATGCCACGAATGCAGCAACAATTATTTTTCTTTGCATTTTGATACCCTTAATTAATTAGAAAAAAGTAAGTAAAGAAATTTATTGCGAAGCAATATAAGTATAGTTTAATAAAATATACATAGCCATCAGCCAACACTGATGACATTTTATTTATGTAGAAAGTTATGAAAAATCAAGAAAAATAAGAAAAACTGAGTCAAAAAGTGTTAAAAAAGCCTACTTTGTGAGTAGGCTAAAGGATAAATAATTTTTAATAACATACTTAGGTTAACAATGACGAATGATACAGATGAAAATGATGAGTTATTGTAACAAAGAGTAATAAAGAACGACTGTCCTTGGATTACTGGGCCTTTTTAATAAAAAAAAAGCCTACACAGCGGTAGGCGAATAGATGTTGCTTCATACAATTGAATATCACTTTAAAACATAGTAGATATTTCAAATTATGCAAAATTATTTCTAAGTATTTTAAATTGATAGCAGATTAAATGAACAAGAAGTCTACAATTGGGGGGGGGGGAATTAAGTGGCATATACAGATAAGATAATTAAATGATTACGATTACATTACAGAATTAAGTGCAGTTGGATTACTCCAATTAGTTGACAGTGAACTATCGGCAGCTTAAGCGGCTATTGAGTTCGTTAAAAATGGCTCTTATTTAAGGATGCATGCAAAACATATCAAGCCAAAACTCAGCTTGTAGCGTATGTACAGAAAGCAGTGCGGGAAATTGTACAAAAAAGCGACTTTCTAAATAGATAGATAATCGCTTTATAACAAATTACGTTTTATCTACCATCCGCAGACGTTAGACTCTTCATCTATATCATATCCACGAATGATATTAATTAAATCTTTAATAATTTGCGCAAGGTTTAGCGGTTCAGAAAGTTCGCTTACAGAGCTTATATTTTTATCGACGGAGACGCCATTATTATTGTTAGTCATCGAGACAGTTAGTGATGAATTACCAATAACATCAATACTTTCTAACTCTTTGATTAAGAATGTTATCTCTTCAACTGCAATATCAGGAATGTATAATTTTTTGGGGTTAAGGAATATTTTTTCTACCTTTTGGCCATTACTATCATTACTTATTTCTAATAAATAGCCTTTGTTGTCTTCGTTCATTGTACGCTATTCCTCAGTTAAAATTTCTGGAGCAACATAAAAGTCGACATTAAAAACAGTATCATCAGTTACTGCTTCAATTCGATGCCAAGTTTCTGGGGGGAAAACACCAAATTGACCAGCTTTGATGGTCATTGTATCGGTTGGTAGGGGGCTAATTTCATCGGCATAAGAATAATAAATAATAGTTCCTTGCATGACCGAGAGTTTAGGGTATACGCCTTGGCGAGTACCTTTGTCTAAGTGTCTATCCCAGATAGACTTAGGTGCAGTTTCTTTTGTCCAGAGTGGTGTGCTACGTATATGGATATAGTTTGTCGGGATGATAATCCGGTCCATATGCTATCTCCTGTGTATAAATTCATATTTGAATTATCATATTAAAATATTTTTTAAATAATAAAAAGTATTTAAAATGCAACTTTATGGAAGGTGCAGTTTAGTTATACGAATTTAAGGCTAATTAATTGAAATTATTGTTTTATTGTGATTATTAATTCTGTGAGGAATTCAAAAGGTACTCCCGAGGGGGCACCCTTTCCACGGGGCGGCGCGCTCGCGGGAAACGGCTCATTTTCAATTTTTCATGCTGTCAGCAGCAGGTGAGTTAACCGATTGATTTAATTTGTAAATATTGACATTGAGGTGACAATTTTCAAAATGAGTTGTCACCTCAATGTGTTATATCTATCTGATAATAAATAAAAATATCAGTTTTCACCTGACAGAGTGAGGTGTCAATGTCCAACATCAGCAATCTGGGGGACGCCTACAACTGGAGCGTGGCTAAGATTGCTGAAGCATTCGGTTTGAATCGCGGAACAGTTAAAAAGCGATTGCTCGATGCAAACACCCCGATGGCAAATATGGTTCGGGGGAATCCCGTTTACGCTTTACGAGATATCGGCCCGATACTTTTCGGCGCTGACCCTGATGCCAATACGAGCAGTTTGCAAGACCCATCATTAATGCCGCCTAAGGATCGCAAGGATTGGTTCCAGTCTGAAAACGAACGGATAAAACTAGAAACCACACTTAAACAACTGGTTCCTGTTGCCGATGTGCATTTGGAAATGGCGGTATTGGTTAAAGCAATTACACAAGTTTTAGACACATGGCCCGATAAATTAGAGCGTGATAAAGGTTGGAATGCTGAACAGCTCACTGAGGCACAAATCATTGTGGATGAGTTGAGAGACCTTCTAGCGTCCAAAGTTTTAGATGCGGAGGATGATGACGAATGACAGTAAGATATGCTTCCGCATCTGGAGTTAGAAAAGACGTTTCTGCATTACTTAAAGCACCGCGGCGAATGCCAGTAGCAAGAGCAGTTAAAAGATATATGCGCGTTCCGATGGGTGAAGGTTCATCAATACCGTGGGACGACTCATTAACGCCGTACATCATTGAGCCAATGAACTGTCTTTCGGATCGTCGTTATGATTCAGTCATATTTGTTGGTCCTGCAAGGACAGGGAAATCACTTGGGTTAGTCGATGGATGGATTGTTTATACCATTGTGTGCGACCCAGCAGATTTTTTATTGGTACAAGTATCAGAAGAAAAGGCAAGGGAACATTCAAAAAAACGACTAGATAGAACATTTAGGTCGAGTAAAGAAGTGGCAAAACGGATGAGTCCACATCGCAATGATAACAACGTCCACGACAAAACATTTAAAGCGGGTAATTACTTAAAAATTGGGTGGCCATCGGTAAACGTACTTTCATCATCAGATTATAAGTTTGTTGCAATTACAGACTATGATCGAATTACGGAAGATGTGGATAATGAAGGGGATGTTTATACACTTGGCGCAAAACGTACAACGACATTCATGTCCGCAGGTAAAACGCTAGTTGAAAGCTCTCCTGGTCGAGAAATAACAGACAGCAAATGGCGACGAAATACGCCGCATGAAGCTCCGCCAACAACGGGTATTTTGTCACTTTATAATCGCGGTGATCGTCGACGTTGGTATTGGCCATGTCCTCACTGCGAAGAATATTTTTTACCAGTTCGGGATAATATGACTGGTTTTAGTGATGACGACGACCCGTCAGTGGGCAGCAAAGCAGCTCGATTACAATGTCCCCATTGTTTTGGCGTTATTGAGCCGGAACAAAAAAGAGAGCTAAACAATAAAGGTGTTTGGGTTAAGGAAGGCCAGTCAATCGATAAACACGGTGGGATCACTGGCAAACCAAGAGAGTCTCGCATTGCTTCATTTTGGATGGAAGGCCCCGCCGCAGCTTATCAAACATGGGAAAAGTTAGTTTATAACTTACTCAATGCGGAACAGGAGTACGAGCGAACTGGTAGCGAGGAAACGCTAAAATCAGTCATTAACACTGACTGGGGACAGCCTTATTTACCGAAAATCAGCCAAGAGCAGCGAAGTGGTGATGATCTTAAGGTGCGCGCTGAATATTGGGATTATGGAACGGTACCCGATGGCGTTCGTTTTCTTGTTGCTACCGTTGACGTGCAGGGCGGTAAAAAGCGGCGATTTGTCGTTCAAGTCACAGGCTATGGCGCCAGAGGCGAACGTTGGATAATAGATCGTTTCGACATCACTCGTTCTTTACGTTATAGCAAAGATGGTGAGGCTGAAAAAATTGACCCTTCTTCTTATGCGGAAGATTGGAAAGTATTAATTTCTGATGTGCTCGATAAAGCCTATCCATTGCAAGACAACAATGAAGTGGAAATGGGTATCTATCGCATGGCGATAGATACGGGTGGTGAGGAAGGGGTAACGGATAACGCTTATCAATTTTGGCGTAAATGTAAAAAAGATGGGCTAGCACGTCGTGTCTATCTATTTAAAGGGGATGGTAAAGCCAAAAGTAAGCTAATCACCAAATCCTATCCTGATAACACTGAACGCTCAGACCGCCGCGCAAAAGCGCGTGGTGATGTGCCTATTCATTTATTGCAGACAAATGAATTAAAAGACCGTATTTCCTCACATTTGGGGCGAGAAACGGTGGGTAATAACTATATTCATTTTCCTGATTGGCTTGATGATTCTTTCTACGATGAACTCACGTATGAAGAGCGAGACAATAATGGTAAATGGAGTAAACCGGGCAAAGGGGCTAACGAAGCTTTTGACTTGATGGTCTATGCACATGCATTGGTTATTTTACTCGGTTACGAAAAAATCAAATGGGAGAACCCACCTAAGTGGGCTCGGTTGCCGGATATCAGTGAAGTTGAACTATCGCCTCTGACTTCTAATCAACCTCCTCCAAAATCAACACCAATTCAAACTCAAACAGAAACGCAAGAAACCAAGCCTAGCGCAAGCTCGGCATGGGCTCCTGTGTCTTCAACATCTGGGGGATGGGTATGACCCGAGAAGAAATTAAAAAAATGATGGATGCGTATTTAAAAGCAGAGATGGAAATACTGCAAGGGAAAAGTGTCACGTTCAATGGACAGTCCATGACAATGGAAAATCTCAGCGAGATCCGTAAGGGGCGAGAATATTGGGAGCGACGATATTCACAAAGCAGTGCCGCAAATCGCAAGTCACCCGGCTATAAATTAGCGAGGTTCCAATGAATTTTCTTGATAAAGCGATATCGGTGGTCTCGCCCGGGTGGGCCAGTAGCCGTTTGCGCTCACGAAACCAAATCATGGCTTATGAAGCCGCAATGCCATCACGACAACATAAGGCAAGGCGAGAACCCCGTAATGCCAATCAACTGACGCAAACCGGGGGGAAATCATTACGTGAGCAGGCTCGGTGGTTAGACAATAACCATGATCTTGTGATTGGCATCCTTGACAAAATGGAAGAGCGAGTTGTCGGCAGTAGAGGGATCATTGTTGAACCTCAGCCATTGTCGCTAACAGGGCAAATTCATGAAGAACTGGCTAAACAAATAAGAGCTGCTTGGGCTGAATGGTCTATTCGCCCAGAAGTGACGGGGCAATTTACTCGCCCAATGCTTGAACGCCTCTTAGTTCGAACATGGATCCGTGATGGTGAGGTCTTTGCTCAACTCGTGAAAGGAAATCAAAAAGGGGTGGATAAGCAAGCCGGTATTCCGTTTTGGTTAGAAGCGCTAGAACCTGATTTTGTACCGATTCATTTTGATGATACAGGTAAAAACATCCGACAAGGCATCCAAGTAAATGAGTGGGGCCGCCCGCAATCGTATTCCGTTTACAAAAACTTATTAACGGCAGGTCAGCAAATGGGGGAACTTAAATCCATCCTTGCTGAAAATATGCTGCATATAAAATATGTACGGCGGTTACATCAAGTGCGTGGTGTCAGCTTATTTTCCGGTATTTTAATGCGCCTAAGCTCTTTAAAGGATTATGAAGACGCAGAGCTAACGGCAGCAAGAATTGCCGCTTCATTAGGGATGTACATTAAAAAAGGTGATGCCAGTTTATATGATGACGATGAGGGTAAAGAAGACCGTAATATCATCATTGAGCCGGGCATAATCTACGATGATTTATTACCCGGCGAAGAAGTTGGCATGATCAAATCTGACAGGCCAAATCCAAACCTTGAAAATTTCCGAAATGGTCAACTTAGAGCTGTTGCCGCAGGTAGTCGCGGTAGTTATTCCAGTATCGCTCGGGATTACAACGGGACATACAGTGCGCAACGGCAAGAGCTGGTGGAATCATTTGAAGGATATTACATCTTGCAAGATACCTTTTGTGGCTCAGTTAGTCGGCCTGTTTATCGGCAATGGCTACAAATGGCGATTGCATCAAGGGTGATTATTCTCCCTGCCGATATTGAACTCAACTCACTTTATAACGCCACATACAATGGTCCTGTCATGCCATGGATTGATCCGCTTAAAGAATCGAATGCATGGAAAGCCCAAATTCGCGGTGGTGCTGCGACAGAAAGCGACTGGGTTCGGGCAAGAGGTGGTAATCCAGCGGAAGTCAAACGCCGCCGCAAAGCGGAAATTGATGAAAATGAACGACTGGGGCTGAAATTTGATACTGACCCAGCAAACGACAAAGGTAATGATAATGCAGAAGAAAAACACACATCTCATGCTACCCAAAAACAGCACGACGATGAGTAAACCGCTGATGTCGGCACCGGAGAAAAGCTGGTTTCAAATGAAAGCAACCAGCGAGACTTCAGCTGATATTTATATTCATGACGAAATTGGAATGTGGGGGATTAGCGCCCGGCGATTTACCGAAGATTTAATTTCCCTTGGCAATATCAACCATATCAACCTTTACATTCATTCACCAGGAGGTGAGGTTTTCGAGGGTATCGCTATTTACAATCAGCTCAAAAATCATAATGCCACCATTACGGTTTATATCGATGGGCTAGCAGCGTCGATGGCGTCAGTCATTGCCATGGTAGGTGATGAAGTCAAAATGCCAAAAAATGCCATGATGAT